ATTCAAGGCAAAACATATTAGATATTGAACGAAGTACTTTATATTTACTAGCAGACGAATTAAAAAAATTTAAAAAAGAAAAAGGTTTAAAAGATTTTACGGATCTTTTAGAAGATTTTATTGAAAAAGATATTCAACCTAAGTTTGAGGTTTTATTTATAGATGAAGCACAAGACTTATCTAAAATTCAATGGGAAATGGTTAGAGTTTTATGGTCTAATGCTAATAAAACATATATTGCTGGTGATGATGACCAAGCTATATTTAAATGGGCTGGTGCTGATGTGGATCACTTCATCGCTTTAAAAGAAGAAGTAGATAATATTAAAACCTTAGATCAATCTTATAGAATACCTGGTGGACCCATTCACGAGTTATCACAAAAAATAATTAGAAAAGTACAAAATAGATTTGATAAAGATTATAAACCAAGATTAGAAGCAGGGATTTTAAAACGTTATTCTGACATTACACAGGTAGATATGTCTCAAGGTAATTGGTTAATTTTATCGACAGCCAATTATTTTTTAGATGATGCTAAAGATTTATGTGAGATACAAGGATGGTATTACCAATATAGAGGAATCAATTCTGTCCCTTTAAAATTATTATTGGCTTTAAATAATTGGGAAGCTTGGCGTAAAGGGGCCCATTTAAATCATTTAGAAATAAGAAACATTTATGAATATTTAGGGTCTAATGTATTGCCTGGATTTAAAAAAGGTAAAACATTACAATCTGAAGACAAATATACTTTAAAACAATGTCAAGAAAAACACGGTTTAACTACAGAAAAAGTTTGGTATGAAGCCTTTGAAGGTTTAGATACTATTACAGAAAATTACATTCGTAATATGAGGGCGAATGGAGAAAAGATAAATAAAAATCCTCGTATAATAATGTCAACAATACACGGAGCGAAAGGAGGTGAAGCAGATAAAGTTTTATTAATGCAGGATTTAACAAATGCAGCGTTAGAAACGTTTAGTCACGACCCGGATGAATTACATAGATTATTTTATACCGGAGCGACGCGCGCGAAGCGTGAATTGCACGTTTTAGATCCTAAAGATTTTGATAGAGCTTATATATTATGAGTAAATTTAAAGAAAAATTTGAAATATGGTCCTTATATTACCGACAAGAAATTGTGTGGTCTATTATAGGATTTATTATTGGATTTACATTAGGAGCAATTCTTTTATGAGTAAAGTTTGGGATAAACAAATTGGTGGACAACATTATCAGAATTTTTCCATACAGCCAAGTAAATTTGTTGTAGAGAATAAGTTGCTTTTTCCTGAAGGGTCGGCTATAAAATATATATGTCGTCATCCTTATAAAAATGGAAAAGAAGATTTATTAAAGGCAATCCATTTTATAGAGATGATAATTGAAAGGGATTATAAGTGAGAACGATTCAAACGCCTTTATTCACTCCAGAAACTGAGTGGGTAATGCCAGAAGAAATAAAAAATTTAAAAGGTGCAAAAGAAATTGCAGTTGATTTAGAAACCTATGACCCAGACCTAAAAGAATTAGGCTCGGGAAATGTCATTGGTAGAGGACATATTGCAGGTGTAGCTGTAGCAGTTGAAGGATGGTCTGGTTATTATCCAATTCAACACGAACAAGGTGGTAATATGGATAAAGCTTTAATTCTTAAATGGTTAAAAAATTTATTTAGTCAAGAAGATACTACCTTTATTTTTCATAATGCAATGTACGACGTATGTTGGTTAAGGTCCTATGGTATTGATATTAAAGGAAAAATTGCAGATACAATGATAGCTGCATCTTTAATTGATGAGAATAGATTATCTTACAGACTAGATACTCTTGCAAAACATTATGTTGGTTTAGGTAAAGATGAAAAAATTTTAATAGAAGCTGCTAAAGATTATGGTCTAGATGCTAAAAAAGATTTATGGAGATTACCCGCAATGTATGTGGGTCAATATGCAGAACGTGATGCAGAATCAACATTAAAACTTTGGCAAAGACTTCATCGAGAATTACACGATCAAGAACTTATTGATATTTTTAGATTAGAAACACAATTATTCCCCTGTTTAGTTGATATGAGATTTAAAGGAGTAAGAGTAGATTTAGAAAGAGCAGATAATATCAAAAAAGATTTAATTCAAAGAGAAAATAAAATTTTAAAAAAGATGAAAGACCTTACTGGTATAACCATAGAAATTATGGCAGCAAGATCTATTGCAACAGCTTTTGATAAATTAAAACTTCCTTATGATAGAACAGAAAAAACAGGTGCTCCTAGTTTTACTAAAAACTTTTTACAAAATCATCCACACGAATTAGGAAGAGCTATTGCAGAAGCAAGAGAATTAAATAAAGCTCATAGTACTTTTATAGATTCCATTACTAAACACGCACATAAAGGTAGAATACACGCAGACATAAATCAAATTAGATCAGACCAAGGTGGTACAGTTACTGGAAGATTCTCAATGAGTAATCCAAATTTACAACAGATTCCTGCAAGACATCCTGAACTTGGACCAATGATAAGATCTATATTTATTCCCGAAGAAAAATGTAAATGGGGGTCATTTGACTACTCACAACAAGAACCGAGAATCTTAGTACATTACGCAAAACTGCAGAATTTGCCAGGAGTACACGAAATTGCGGACGCATACAAGGCCGGAGACGCTGATTTCCATCAAGTCGTGGCCGATATGGCAGGCATAAAAAGGAAGCAAGCCAAGACGATTAATTTAGGTCTTATGTATGGAATGGGTAAAAATAAATTGATGGCTGAACTAGGTTTGATGAAAGAGTCAGCTGAAAAATTAATTAAACAATATCACGCAAGAGCACCTTTTGTAAAACAACTAATGGATAATGTATCACGTAAAGCAAACGACAGAGGAAAGATTAGAACGCTTTTAGGTAGAGCGTGTCACTTTGATTTATGGCAACCTGTACAGTTTGGAGTCTTTAAACCTTTACCTTTAGAACTTGCAAGAAAAGAATATGATGAACCATTAAAAAGAGCATTTACTTACAAAGCATTAAATAAATTAATACAAGGAAGTGCAGCAGATATGACAAAAAAATCTATGATTGCGCTTTATGAAAATAAGATATTACCACACATACAAATACACGATGAAGTAGATATATCTGTAGAATCACCAGAAAAAGCTGAAGAGATTGTTAAAATTATGGAAGAAGCTGTACAATTACAGGTTCCAAATAAAGTTGACTATGAATCTGGACCTAATTGGGGTAACATTAAATGATGTATGAGTTATTTAAATGCTAATATACCTCCAATCTATGCTCAAATAAAAAAGGAGTATCTATATGATCTTAAAAAACATCACGGAGAAGTTGAAGACTGTATTATCTTTGGTATTAGCTCTATGGGAGGCCGGGCTATTTTATGGCACGCACTTATGGAAAATGGTGCAATCTTTTACAGACTGCCAATTAGTGCGTTCATTCAAAAAGGGTTTAAAGCAGAAGACGTTCCTAAGTATAGACTGGATGAATTGGAGTTATGGAATTCTTTTAGTTACTATCCTGCTGTTACTCATTGGAATCTCTTAAGCGCAGCTTCAGGTAAATATATAGGAAAAGACAAGAAATGGCATCACGGTAAATATTTATTTACAGTTGACTGGGCACACCCAGATGGTAATATATTAGATTCTGATCATTCAGAGATCCCGCACGAACATAAGTGCGCTCACATAATTGCTCTCAACGATGGCAATTTTGCAGCACAACCTAACAACAGATGTATTTGGGATTTACCTTCTTTTACCGTGAAAGATAATATTCCAGATTGGAAAGTGCAAACTAATGTATGGAATGTAGAAGACACTGGTAAATGGAAAACAGAAGATACCGATAAGTTCTTCTACGAAATTGAGGAAAAAAAATAAGGATGAAAATGAAAAAAATTTGGATTAAGGTAAAAGAACTATCTCATAAAATAAGTAATTGGATAGTTAAACAGTATAGTAAATTTTTACCAAAGTAATTATGAACGACAAAACGTGTAAAAAATGCGGACACTTGTGTCACTGTATGGAAGGAAATCATCAGGACTGCAAATGTGAAGACTGTAGATGTAGTCCCGCAGAACCCAAAGGCGTGGTAGTGGATGACACTAACGAATGTGAGTGGTGTCAATGATAATTAAAATGGGGGATATGGAATATGGACTTCCATATATTAAAAGCATTGAGACGCAGACAGTATGCGCGACAAATACTGGAAAAACGAGAGCGATTGGAGCTCAAGTGGATGCGTAATATAATTGTAATTTTAAGTTTATTAGCACTTATTACATTTTTAAATGGATGTGTAGGGTTCAATGGCTAAAAAAGTAAAACAAAGTAAACTGGAATGGTTTAAAAAAAATATTGTAATTGTTCCTGTTATAGCAGCTATTCTAGCCGGAACATTTACATCTATTAGATATGTCCTAAGTTTGACAGACACAATTGAAGCAAATAAATTAACACTTACAGAAATGCATAGAGACATTAAAGACCTTAAAGAAAAAGTAACAGGGATACAAACAAGACTATCCGCTGCCGAAGCTACATGGGAAATGGCAGAAAATTTATACCGACAATTAGCAG